CCACCGCCGTCGTCAGCGGCTCGAACAACTGGGCCGTCACCGCAGCGCACGCCGCAGGCACCGGCGACTATTTCGACAACAAAGGCGTCTCTGGCACAAACCTCGCCGCCTCCCGCGCCTCCGGCACAGCCACCGACAGCACCAGCGCCCCCACGATCACCGGCGTCCACCCCTTCTATCACCTCAAATCCTCCAGCCCGATCAGCGCCGCCGCGATGGTCACCGCCATTCAGAACGGCACCGCCACCAAGATCATCGCCGACTCCACCGGCACGCTCACCATCCCCTACGCGCCCAGCGCCCAATACCTCGCCATCGCCTACCCTTCCACCAGCACGACCAAAACCCGGTATTTCGTCACCGCCCTCGACAACGGCGCGATCACCGTCGTCTTCCAGCCCGTCACCACCCTCAGCGTCACCACCGCCCTCTGGACGCAAGGTTACAAAATCCACACCTCCAGCGGAGCGCTCACAAACTCCGCCGCGAACATCGAATTGAGGAACTCCTGATGCCAACCGGAATCGAACTCTCAGCCGGAATCGTCGTAGGAGCCGCCAAGCCCATCGATGCCAAGTTCGGCCCCTACGCCAGCACCGCCGCCGCCCTCGCCGACATCGGCCCCGCCCTCCGCTACAAAGGTCTCACCATCGGCATCGAAAGCGGCAGCGCCGTGGTCGAATACTGGTTCCGCGACGGCACCACGAATGCCGACTTCGTTGAAAAAATCACCCCGCTCGAGGCCACAAACATCATCGGCCTGACCGATTTTATCATCGCCGCCGCGCCAAGCCTCGACATCACCACCACCGTCCGCATCGGCGACGGCGTCTCGACCACCTTCCCAATCGACGGCCTAGTCAGTAGCGACCCCGAGCATGTCCTCGTGGCTTTGAACGGCGTCACGCAGACCCCCACCACCGACTACCTCGTCAGCGAAGCCACCGGCACGATCACATTCGACGCCCCGCCCGCCGCCGGAATGCAGATCAGTTGCACCGCGCTCGGCCTCCGCACCGTCCAGCCGCCCCTCGATCCCACCCTCTACCTCTACGCCTTCGACCAATCCAGCGACGGCCTCACCACCTTTAGCGGACGCCTCCTCAACGCCAACCGCCCCACCGAGCCAGCACTCCCCGAGACCGCCACCACCTGGACCGTCAAGCGCAGCACCCTCTCCGCCGCCGGGCGGATCCTCGCCACCGCCTCAGCCGTCGGATCGTGGGCTAACCGGGAGACTCTCGCCTACCAATGACAACGATTACCGAGAGCAACCTCACGCAGACGCTCGATCTCTCCGGCTTTGACCTCACGCTCCCCGCCGTCGTCGTCGAATACCCGAACCGATCGAGCTTCCCGAGCATCGGCAAACCGGACCGCCTCTACATGGCTCTTGACGAGGGGATGCCCTACCGATGGAGCCCCACCGCGAGCGCTTACGCCCTCATGGTCCCCGTCATCGACGCGGGCAATTTTTGACAATCACCCCACCCACGAACAGCCCAACCAACCACCACCAACCTAAAAAAATCAAATGCCCAATCCCATCATTCGCCTGAAAAGAGGCAGTGGCCAGCCCGTAAATCTGCAAGGCTCTGAGCCAGCCTTCGACGAACTAAACAAAGTTCTCTACATTGGAACCCCGCAAGGCGTTTTGCCTATCGGCGGTGAAGGCGTCTTCGCCAAAAAGACCTTCGTCAACGACGCGGTCGCAGCCGAAGCCGATCTGCGCAGCGCAGCGGATTCGACGCTCACCACGAACCTCAATGCGGAAATCTCCCGCGCCCAAGGTGCCGAGAGCGACCTCGCTGACGACATCTCCGCCGAGGAGACAGCGCGCATCGCGGCAGTTTCCGCCGAGCAGTCTGCACGCGAAGCAGCCGACCTCGTTTTGGACGGCAAAATCACGACCGAGAAAGGCCGAATCGACGCAATTCTTTCAGCATCAACAGCTGACGCCGATACTTTCAAGGAAGTTGTCGACCTCATCAACAGCGTCGACCTGACCAACGACAACGCCCTCGCGGCCGCTGTCCTCTCGATCAACGACGCAGTGGATGCCGAAGAGACTGCACGCATCGCCGGTGATTCTGGCCTCCAGACCTCGATCAATACCGTCTCGAGCGACCTCTCCGCGTTGACCACAAGAGTCACCGCAGCCGAGGCCGATATCGTTTCGGAAGAAGCCGCACGCATCGCCGCTGTATCAGCCGAAGCCGCAGCCCGCGCATCGGATGTGTCCGGCCTCGAGTCCGACATCGCCGCAGTCCAGACCAATCTGGATTCGGAAAGCTCGACTCGCGCGACAGCCGACACCTCGCTCTCCAACCGCATCACCGCTCTCGAAGGAGCCAGCGCAGACTCCCGCCTGGACGCCGTCGAAGCAGATGTGGCTGACCATGAACTTCGTATCTCCGCCTTGGAGAGCACGATAGATGGCGGCGTTTACTAGTCCCTAAACCCACCAACCCCGGCGGGGCGCTCAAATAGCGCCTCGCCACGCGGGGGGTCAAAACTCCGCAAAACAAAATCCGCCACATGGCAAACACACAAATCGTTCCCAAACTCTCGACGGTCGCGGGCAAAATCCCAACCGCCGACCAGCTCGCCCCCGGCGCGATCTCGGTCAATCACACCGACCGCCGAATCTACGCCAAGCACCCGAGCACAGGCGAAATATACAAGCTCGCCGGTGCCAAAGACGCCCCCGACCGCGTCTGGGCCTTCGACCTCTCCGCCGACGGCACCACGACCTACCTCGGCTTTCTCCTTTACGCCGATTTTCCACCCACCGGCTCGGTGTATGACTCCGAGTCCTGGGAAATCTCCCGAACCATTTTCAACACCGCAGGCACCACCAGCACCGAATCCAGCGCCACCGGCGCGTGGTCGAACAAAACCAATCTCCAATTTTCTTAACCCAAAAATCCAAACACCATGAACGCTACCAACCCCATCGAAATCGACGGCAAACAATACCCAAAATATTCGCTCAACCTCGCCATCACGGGCCGGTATCTAGGCGATGGTTCTTCAGACGCTTGCATTAACCTGCTCCTCACCCCCACACGCATTGAGGCGGGGGAGGTCATCACCGCGCCAGAAGCGTCAATCAGTCTCCTTCGCGGGAGTTTGAACGAGGTCACTGACCCCGCAGAGCAAGCCGCCATCGGTGCGATCCAAGCCGCGCTTCAAAACCTCCTCGCCGCGAAAGGACTCTAAGCCATGGCCCTCATACTATCTGCCGCCACAGGCAACTTTAACGCAACCGCGACATGGGTCGGTGGAGTTGTGCCTACGGTTGGCGACGAGGCCCGCGCCAGCACCGGCCACACAATCACGATCACAGCCAATACCACTTGCGATGAAGTCAGCAACGCAGGCAGTGGCATTTTCACACTGAACGATGGCGTCACGCTCACTGCAAATGTCACCAATAAAACGACAACCGTTTCACGCGCCTGTATGCAATTTACAGGGTCCGCGCCTGCCAGTGCAACAATCGTCGGAAATGTAACGAGCGGGCCAGCGGCCAGCACGCTGGGTATTAACAATGTTAACACTGGCACTGTCAATATTACTGGGAATGTGACAGGCGGTAGTGGAAATTCTTCCTCTGGCGCTTACAATTCAGCCACAGGCACTTTTATCATCACCGGAAATGTCGTAGGAGGAAGTGCAACAGGGGCCAGCGGTGTGCAGGGGCAAGGGAACGGCACAATTACAATAACTGGAAATGTGATAGCCGCGAATGGAACAGGCGTAACCAATGTCGGTTCCGGAACGGTTACAATAACTGGAAATTCCACAGGTGCAGCAGTTGCGGGCGTCAATAACTCCTCAACTGGCACGATTACAATAAACGGAATTGCCACAGGCGGAAGCGCAGGCGTCGGCGTCAACAATGCTTCGACGGGAGTGGTCAATCTCGGTCGCGCAAAAGGTAACACATATGGTCCCGGCAACACCAGCGGCCTTGTCGCAACAGTCGGCGCGGCAAACGCTGGCGTCGGAATCATAGAAATTCAACAGCTTGAATACGGCACATTCGGAATGTCGCCAATAAGCGGCACAGGCATCCGCCTCAAAAAGGCCAGCACCAATGTCGCCGTGTTTAATTACTGCGACACCGCAGGCGCGAAAACCCTCATCGACGCCACCACCAACGCCGCCATGCCCGCCGCAAACAATGTCCGCAGCGGAGTCAGCTACGCCAGCGGAGCGTTGACCGGCTCCTGTGCAGTCCCAGCCGCAGGTTCAGTGGCGCTGGGAGTCCCTGTTGACAACACAACAGGCACGGCAGTCCTCACGCCAGAAGCCGTGTGGAGCCACGCCACCCGCACCATCACCGAGGGCGGCATCACTGCTGCCGATGTCTGGAGCGCACCCACCCGCACAATCACGGGCGGCACGGTCACAACATTGACCAACTCGCCCGATGTCCCGACCGAAGCCGAAATCGCCAGCCAAGTCCGCACCGAGCTTTCGGTCGAACTTGGTCGGATCGATGCCGCTATCAGCTCCCGCCTCGCGCCAGACGGCACCTTGGCAACCGTCACAACATTGACCAACGCGCCAACCGTCCCAACCGCCGCCGCCATCGCCGACGAGGTGCGCGTGGAACTCGCCACCGAACTCGCCCGCATTGACGCCCCTGTGAGTGGCGCAACAGCCCCAAGTGCCGCCACCGTGGCAACAGCCGTCCGCTCGGAGCTCGCCACCGAGTTGGCCCGAGTCGACCAAGCCGTGAGCACCCGCCTCGCCGGTTCGGCCTACACCGCGCCAGCGAACAGCGATGTCGCCGCGATTAAGGCCAAGACAGATGCCCTTGTCGTGGAGCGCCTCAATAACTGCGCGACCACTGCCATCGTCGGAAATCTCATCGCCCAGGCGAACTCATGACGCCCGACTCCGCCCTCGGCATCATAAACCACGCAGCGCGTCAGGATGCCACTTGGCACCTGATCGCGCTCGTGGCGATCGGGCTCGTTTTTGCATCGATTCTCTTCCGGTGGTTCACCCGCCGCCTCGAG